AAACATTTCCATACCTACTCCTACTGCAATTAAAGCAGCGCCCATAAGACCCATAGATATATATAGTCTTTTCATAGCCACCGATGCACCATGTGCCTCAATGTTTACCGCTAATAGTTTCTGTTGCATTTTAACCATATAGACTGCTGATTTGCCAGCCTCAGCACCAGCACCTATTATGTTAGTAGTGAACGCTAAAATTGAGGCTCTTGCTGCACCCGCACCATCCCCAAATGTCCCAAGTGCAAGACCCAATGTGTTACTCAAAGTAAATGCGAATCTTTTTGTAGCATTTTGAGAGCCTTTAAGAGAGTCTTGATATTTTTGATTGTTTTTATTAAACTCATTATACTTTGCACTCTCCAAAATATCCTTTGTTTCCATATTAAGTAACTGTATCATTTTACTTAATTCCACTGTCCTTTCTATCTCAGTTTTTTTGGAGTCATTTATCCTGTCTTGCATTGGCGCAAGTTTTGCTTTTAAGTTAACATCGTCAACTTGCATCAAAATACTGACTTCCTTAGCAGCATTCCATTGACTTTGTATGGACTTAGCAGCATCCTGTAATTGATTCAGTGTCTTATCAAGATAGATTGCATCCTTCTTAGCCATGTTATAAGTCTCAAGTCCACGCATGGTCTGTATTCTTTGACCCTGTATATGCTTCATGCTTTTATCCATAGCATCAAAAGCCTCCTTGTTCATAACCATTTCTGTTTTCTTATTTTTCATACCCTCCTTCAATCTCGCATAACCTCTTTGAGAAGCCCGCAAGTCCCGCATTTCATCCGCTCTTGCGCTTTCGCGGTGTGTGCCTTTCGCATCGTCAAGTTGTTTTTGCTTTGCCAGTATATATATCTTATGGTCGTCTAACATTTTTTGAAAATGCGCTTTCAAGTTTTGCCTATCTTCGTTACCGAGAGTTGCTGAAAAGAAACCTAGACTCTCACCTAAGTGTTTATCAAATCCGGTTTTGGGGTCTTTTACAATTTTTTGACGATTACCTAATGCTCTAGCCTTTTCATTCTCGGCCTTTATGTTTTGTAATATAGTATGAGTTGTTCCTAATTCTATATTTCTCTTTTTCATTGTGTCTAACTCATCACTACTCATAACACCAAAGACTTCCATATCCGCTATGACTTGCTTTTGATAGGCATTCTGTGTAGCACTCTCGGAATTATACAATGCTAAACTCTTATTCCTTAAGTCCTCATCAATTTGCCCAATATGTTTCATTCGCAATTCTCTTTGGTCGTATAGTCTATTACCTGCCCCTATTAACCCATTCTCATATTGTGTCCACTTAGTCCTTTTACTATTTATTTCTGTGGCTCTCCCGCTTAAATACTCTTGTCTTTCCTTGACTGCTATATTCATTTCTTCATTAACAAGTATTTCTTCACTATATTGTAGCATCTGTTTTGTAATGAGTCTCTCTTTTTCCTTAGCGGCGTTAATTTTCTGTTGAACAAATTGCATACCTTTCAGTATAACCTTCTGTTCATCCGTAGCGTCAACTCCAAACTCTAAGTGATTAGCCATTTTACTATGCAGGTTCTCATTAGCAGCCTGTATACCATTCAAACTCTTCATGACGGATGAATACATTTCAAATCCGATACCTACGGATTGGACAGCAAGACCAAACTTAATGAATCCTTCTCCTATTTTTAGTGTTGAGTGAAGACGACCTATGGCCTCTCCACCTACACCTATACCATCAAGTATTTGACTAGTGGCTGTTAGGTAATCATTGGTTGCCTTAGTAGCGCCTATCATAAACGGGGTTAGTGATTCTCCAATCACAGCCTTTAAGTTATCACTCTTAACTGTCGCTGACTCTAACTGGAATGCTAGTGCCTCTTGAGCCTTAGCCGCTTGAGTTGAAGCCTTATCTAACTCTAATAGTCCATCAGCAGTTAATCCTGTGAAACGGTCATAGTTTTCCATCAGTTTGATGAAACGAACATAGTGTCTATTACCTGCTACGGTCTGTGCGATATTTTGCTTCTGTGCTGAGGTCATATCGGCCCAGCCTCTCTTGCTCATATTCTCAAGAACCTTTTCCATAGATAGCATATTACCTTCGCCATCTCGGATTTGTATATTCATAGCCTCCATTTGGTCGGTAGCACCGTTAATGTTACCACCTAAACGAGCGTATATTGCTCTCAATGCACGACCTGCCGTACCTTGTTCTTCACCAGCCTCAAGTAAAACTGCTGACATAGCAGCCATAGCCTCAAAAGAATCACTAACTAAGTGACCTTGTGCAGCGAATTGGGACATTACATGGACTATATCGCCTTCCATAGCAACGGAACGATTAGCAACAGTATTCAATTTGTTAAGACCGGATGCCGTACCATCTAATAGAACGATTCTTTGCCTTGCTAAATCCAATTGCTGATACTGTTCCTTTGTCATATCACCATACATGAAGCCGGTCTGTTGCTGCAATTGTATGATACCACGCATAGCATCTTCCGCGCCTAAATCGGAAATCTCCGAGAGAATGTTAGCCTGTGTAACAAGCAGTGATATGTTACCTCGCCCAATCAAATTAGCAACTTGGGATGCCCTAGAACCTGCATCCAAAGCCTCACTACCAGCAATAGCGTATGCTTCTCCTATTTCTAAAAGACCATCACGCATAGTCTCAATGTTGTGAGTTTCACCGAAAAACTTTTCAAACTCAATAGTAGCGAATCCCATTTCTTGTGATAACTCACGAACCAAATCCGTTGACTGGTCTATCATCATTTTGAAATCATCTAATGGTTTCAAGATAGCCTCAAAAGTATCTAGGGACACAGCCTTCATAACGGCCATAGAGGAACGCTGGTCGCGTATCAACTTGTCAGCATTCCATGATGCAACAATGTTAAAGAAAACTTGGGATGCGCCTATTCGTGTCATACAATCCCTCCCCTATATTAACTTAAGAAGCCGCCATCTTTTAATAATTGCAGTGCTTCTCCGTCATCAACCTCTTGGCGTTGACCTCGCCGCTGCTTGCGCCGAGCCTCCATTGATTGACCATCCTTGCCCCCACTGTCACCTTGAGAGGTCACAATTTGGTCGTGGACTTCATTGAGAATTGCTAAATCATATTCAAGCCGCATCCATCCCCCTTCAACAGTGTATTTTTCTAATAAATCACTAGGGAGAACACCCTTAAAGGATGAGCAAAGAGCAGGTGCTACTTTACTCAAGAGTCCAAAGGGACAGCGCCCTCCGGTTCTCCGCCTCTAATAAACTCGTAAACTTCCATTAGTAGGTCGCGGTCAATAAGGTTAATATCAACATCATCCATTAAACATGGTGGGACTAGTGTGCGGATTTGCATTTCCATGCCACCGCCAGCCTCTTCAAGTGCAATCATAAACTCTTCTTGTTGGTCTTCTGTCCAACTAATTTGGTCTGTTCCGAAGTGACGGAACGCCCTAAATGTTTTCGCGAGTAATGTTTCAAACTGCAAGCGTTCCATACCGCTTGCCTGTCTAACCCAAATCTTCTTGCTTCCTATATCAAATTGTTTCTTTAGTACCGGCATTTTTCTTCACACTACTTTTCTTTACTTTACTTTTCTTTGGCTTGTCGGCCTTAACCTTTACAGGTTTTTCTATAACAGGGGCGACTACTTCTAAGTCGGCCTCTAATTGAAGTTTAGTTTTGTCATGTAGTGCTTTCAAAGCACTGCCTTTAATTGCGGGGATTCTCTTCATAATAAATCACCTTAAGCGAGAGTTTGTGCTGACGAGTTGCCCCATGAAACCTTTGACATGATACCGCCGGCATCAACCAAAGCAGTAAATCCTAAAGACATAGTGCTTGCATCGCGACCACTAACATTCATTGTCGGTGCATCCCAAATAACCTTATTAATTTCTATTGTTAGGGTATTTACGACTGTTGCCGTATCAGTCAATACTAATTTAATAGCCACACCTGTTGATGCTGGGTCGTAAATTAAACCTGCTACTGCTTGTGCAGCCGCATAGTCCGGTTCATCATTACTCGCTGTAATTACAGGGCGAGAGAACTCAATTGAACCTGTGATTTCACGCATCTGTGGTGCTGGTCTAACTGTGTAAACGCGAGAACCTAATCCGGTACAACTATCAGTATTTAGATTTGTATTCCATTCAAGAGAGAATGACTTAACTAACTCACCTGCACTTGTTGGTGCGACACCTGTACCATTGTCAAAGAATACATCGGCTTGTGCGAAGTGCATTCCGTCAGTAGCACCACCATCAAAGGTAGGTACTACTAAAGTAGCCAAAGAACCTTCGGCTTGCCCTGTGAAATCGGCTGACATTGTGACATACTCGCCTACATTTGCCGCCATTGAGACTCTTGAAATACACATACCTGTGTAAAGATGCAACTTATCCTCACGACCTACTAATACATTGAATGAAGGTAGTTGTTGAAGATACTGTACTGCTGCTGTACCTGTGTTTACTGCGGTGGATTCAGTCATTACATGGGATGCTGTTAGTGAAGAACCAGTAAAGGTGTAGTCATTGTATACGCCTCTCAAAATCATAGCGCAAAAATCATCCGGTTGACAGACTAAGTTAATTCCACCTTCGCTGTGTGTTTTACCAGCGAGTGCTTTCTTAACGCCCATATAGGACATATCGCTACGACTCATCATATCAAATTGGTGTTGAATGGATTCGTCATCAACTTCACCAGTCAGTGCAAGTGCGCCTGCTGTTCCGTAAACATGGGTTTCTTTAGTCAATGTGACATATCGGTATTGGTATTGAGTCGGCATAAGAGGTTCACCTTAATGTAGTGTGTATGTGACTTGTTATTAAAAGGTTTCATCTGTGAAGCATATTTAGACGGCGCATATATGTCAATTCCATACGATGCACACACACAACCTCGTCATCATCTAACTTGGTATCAAAAGTGATAGTGTAGTTAGTTAAACTGTCTGTGTTGCCCTTTAAACCAGTGTTGGTATATAATTCGTCAAACGAATCTCCGGCTATTTCCATACCTGTTCTATACGCATTTTTGTAGTCTGTTCCCCTTGTAGTGATGAACATAACCACTGTATAATTTTGCTCAATTCTTGTGCCACCGAGAGTAGTAAAGTCCGGTGAATCTAACTGTCTTAGAATCACATGGATTGAAGGTTGGGGGATTCTTGATACCATGTTTGAGGATATGTCATACCCATAGAGAATTGATGATGAGTCCACATAATTCTTCAAGTAAAATCTATTGCTATCCCTAAGTGTTTCAATTACGGACATAGCCATGCGAAGCAGGCTGTCTGTAACGAATGCCGAAGTGGATATTTCATCCGGTGAAAATGCCCCTTGATTGGTGACATACACATTGTTCCAAATAATAGTCCCGTCAGTATTACCCCATTCAATTTTCTTTGTCACGCCAGTAGCGCCGGTCACACTTAAGTAGTTGATTGTGGCATTATCATCCTCAATAATTTCTCTCATGTATAATCTAGCATTACCTGCCGAATCTAAAGTTAATCTAATCATTAGGGGGACTGCATCAAAATCATCTGTTTGTGCTAAGTCAAGGTCGCGAGTAACAATACTTGTAGCGCCAACTAAACGCAGGGTCTGTAAATCACCTGTGGATTCAACGCTGACCTTGTATGTTCCGTTATC